TATCAACACAAAAAACAAGAGAGACTAGCGTTTGAACAAGAGGCAATTGCTATTGCAAAAAGAGCAGGTTTAGTATTTGATTTTAATAAGATAGATACTAAATTTTTTCCTGCTTTAGTAAAAGCAATATTTGATGACGCAGATAATGAAGACCATTTATTTGCATTAAAATTGGCTATGTTTGATATTGATGAAATAAAAAACTCTAAAAATCAAGAATTAAAAAAAGATTTAAGACAAGCAAAAAATAAATTAGAAATAATTAAATCTGCTATTAAGATTTTTGAGGAAGAAAGTAATTAGAATACCAACCTGTCCACCCCTCTTCTAAAACGTGGTGCATTTGACCTAAAGTACAAATACTATAATCTTTTGGTCTAACGTACATATAGTCTTTAATTGAGGGACATATATTAGGGTATGTTTCATAATTTATAATTTCGTGATAATAAAACTCATCACTACCTTTACTATATCTTTTTAAATAATAATCTTCATTAGATTTAAATTTTTTCCATATATAAGATACATCACCTGTCCAAGATACGACAGACGAGTTTAAAGGTGTATGAGCTGGTTCTCTCCACCAACTATCATCTAATAAAGTAAAATTCTTTTTTATCATATTTTTTAGTTCACCAAATATAACTACATCTAAATCAAAATATAAGTTTTGACCGTCTCTGTAAATATCATACATTTGAAGTTTATTGTACCAGTTGCCATACAAATCGGAAGATACAACAACAAACTCATCATACTTTAAACCAGAATAGTTATCTATCATATGTTTTAAGTTCTTAACGTGCCAGTTATTAAACTTATCACCAAATCTACAACATATTATTCTCATATCCAGTTTTCCTTAATAAAGTCTTCTTTATGGTCGTGTATTGTTTTACCTGGACCGGCAAAGTGTACTATCTTAATTTTTTTGTTTACATTACCCATTATAGCATAATCAACATTATACTTTTGACAATATCTCATTTGTAATTCTAAATTTTCTCTAGAATCATTTGTATATTTAAATAACCATTCGCCAGGCACCGTTTTAATATTTCTAACCGTGTTATAAACAAAATTCTGTTCGCCATAATATTTTTTATGTACAATACCTTCATTATAAAAATGAAGTTGCCAGTATTCTGGATTTAAAGAAAATTTATCCCACACATTCATTAATGTACCCGATTTAAATTTATAAAATCCACCATTCTTTTTTAGTTTGCCGTCCCACCAAGCTTCATAAGTTAATAACTCTTTATTTTTTACAGGCCATTTTAATAATTCATCTACGTTACCTGTTATAACTTGGTCAATATCCATAATTATAATATCATCATCTGGTGTTTGATAAGCAAAATCAGGACTAAAAAATTTTAATTTATGCCAATGATATTTTATATTACTATGTGGATTTAATGGTAAAACCCAATCAGCTTCTACATTAGGGTCATCACTAATACATACACGTTGAAAGTTTACACTAGAGTTTCTTTTTAATGCTCTATAAAATTTACCAACATAGTCTGGTGTATATAAACCTTTGTGATAAACGGTACATACCTTAATCATATATGTTTCTCCAAACTATGTCAAATCTTTTGTTAATGGCGTGAATAAATTTAGTATCTTTTGGTATAAACAATTCTCTATCAAAGAAGTAGTGCCATTTATCATCTAACCATTGAACAGGTACATTGTTTTGTTTTAATTTAAAACCAAAAAGAGTTTCATTATCATAACCAAAGTAATCTACAATTTTTTTAGGAAAAACAGACGTATCAAACTTTAGTTGTGTCATCTTAATCATATCTTGTTCAAAATTATTAAAGTATGCCAGTTTGTAAAGATGTTCTTTATTAACACCAATAATACCTGTATTAATAACATCACACTCTGAGCTAAGACCACTATCTAATAACATTGCTTGAGTATTATAATATTTTGAGTTAGGACTTCTAATTGTTTGTGAAGTTTCGGTAGTTTTTTCAATTGGTAAAACTCTTTCATTATTATTAAGAACAGCTATGCCTTTTGATAAATCCCAAACGTCAAAAAAGTTCTCTTTAGTATTAGGTATTACATCAAAGTCAAGATATAATATCTCATCATATTTTGCAGAAAATTTATACATTAGATATATTTTATAAAAGTTAATGATATTGTAAGTTGTAAGAAATGGATATTTACTTTTCATTTCATCATAATAAGTAAGATACTTATTGACAAAAACAAAATCACAACCTATGCCGCCAGCATATAGTTGTTTACTTTGTAATAACTGACTATGATTTTTTAAAAATTGTTTTTTAGTGTTTAAGTTTGTTTCAATATTATCAACAAACTGGTCATCTGGTATCTCAAAGTGCATAGAAAAAATTAATCTTTTCATAACTTACCTATTAATAAAAATCTAGTGCCTCTTTCGTCTCTAATTCTATCTTCAACCATAACCTCTGCTTTTTCCGGTAGTTGATATTTAAACTCTTCAATAGATGACACACAATTTATATGCGTAGGTATATCATACATATTGTTTGATTGAAAAGCAAAGTAAGCAGGTCTAACTCTATCCCACCAAGGATTTTTATATTCAGGTGCAGGTCCCCATTGTTTCATAGGTTTCATATGTTCGCAAGAAGTATTGATAAACAAGTTTGCTTGTTTAAACTGGTCTCTAAAATTAGAAAAAACATCATCTGCTATAAACTCTATATTTTTATATTCATTAAATATTCTATGTTTTGCTATACTAATAACTTTAGGGTCTTTATCTATTAAAGTTATTTTGTCAACATACTTAAACGCCGGTATCAAGATACTACCATACCAACCACCAAATATAACAATATGACTATTCTGGTCAACTAATTGTAAATCTTCAACGTGTTTAATTAAAACTTGCTTTGATTTAAATTGATTAGGACTAACTGAATCAAGAAAGTCTTTATTCTCTCTTACTTCTTTCATCATTTTTTCAAGTGTATTTAATTCAATCATTTGTAAATTACCTTATCATTAATAACTAATATATCTATTGCAGTTTTTTTAAAAGTATCTAACGCTTGTGCTGGTGTTTCAACAATAGGTTCTTGACAATTAAAACTTGTATTTAATAGCATAGGTATACCTGTCTCTTTATAAAATGCTTTTATAATATCATAAAATTTTTGATTAAACTTTCTATTGACCGTTTGTATTCTTGCAGTACCATCAACGTGTGTTATACCTGGCACTTTATCTGATTTTACTTTACAGATACGAGACATAAAAGGACTTGGTAATCTTGTATCAAAATATTCTTGATATTGTTCTTCTAATACTGCTGGTGCAAATGGTCTAAAGTCTTCTCTCATTTTTATTGTTTTATTAATTACATCTTTTATATCTTTTCTTCTAGGGTCTGCTAATATACTTCTATTACCTAAAGCACGATTGCCACTTTCTGATTTATCTTGAAACCAACCTACTATTTTACCGTTAGCAATTTCTTTTGCAATCTTTTCATAGTCGGCGTATATAAAACCTGGAAAATTGTATTCTTGACCACCAAAAGTTTCTGATTTATGAATCACATTATTAATATTAGCATTAGCGTGTTGATAAACACCTATTGCTTGTCCTTCATCACCGACAGCAGGCGGCACATAAACATTTTCATACTGACTTAAAAACTCTTCATTCATATATCCGTTATATGCAACACCACCAGCGATACAAAGATTTTCGCAAGTTTTTAATGGATAGATATGCTCTCTAATTTTATCTATTGTGAATTGTTGCAGAGTGTAGGCTAGATTTTCTCTACCATATTTTGCAATATTAATCAGTTTATGTATATCGTAATTTTTCTCTCGGATATCGCCGGAGATTATCGTTTCAAACACATCATAGTAGTATTGACTAAAACTACCATAGCCGACTAACCCCATTAGTTTACTTGCGCCTAACGACCCAAATCCTGTGAGTTTAGACATCTGATTCCATAACCACCCTAAAGGCAACTCTTTTGACAAGTCTTTTATGTTTTCATCTTTATCAACAAAGATACATCTAAATTTAGCACCTATTCCGTCAATGGCAAGTATATCTGATTTTTCAAAACCAGAATTAAAAAAAGCATATACAGCGTGAGACTGGTGGTGGTCACAATAATAAATGTCATCTTTAAACACAAAGTCATATAGTTTTTTAGGTACGAAATCAAGAAACTCTTTATCTAATATGTCTCTAATCTTTCTGATACCACCGATAGTATATGAAAATGCTAGTATGTCATTTGTTTTTTTAAAATACTCATTTACAAATTCATTATTTAAATCATAATTATTTGTATCTAGTTTTCCGTCTTTACGTTTTAAATTATGTTTAAATCTAGTGTATCTTTCCATTTGTTTATGCAGTTTACCATCATAAAAATTATGGTCGTGTAAATTTAAAGCAACAGCGTTTATATTATGCATTTAACACCTTCGCATATTTTCTAAAAGGGAAATGTCCTTTTGGTGGAACCCATTCAGTACAAGTTTTACAATAGTTCTCATATTTAAATAATTGCCAGTTCATCATCTTATCTATGTTCTCTTGCGTTAAATCAAAAGTTTTAGATAGTTCTTTATTATTAGCAAACTTTTTACTACAATGAACAATATGTCTTTTTTCAAAATCTATTACAGGCACCTGTGGAAAAGCTGCACACATTTTCCTATCTATCTCTTCGGCCTGTATAACATCTGTAAACTCCGGTGACCTACCATTAAATGCTTTCCACATTGTATTCTTATGATTTAATTTTTCTAATACTTCAGGATATTTGTCTTTGTATTTAAAGTAGTTTGGTGTTCTAACAACAACGTTAAAATTATTCTTATCATTTTCTGGTACATAATCAAAGTTACCTAATTTTTTTACTTTGTCCTCATACCAATCTAATATATTATGTTCAACATATAGTATATCCTCATCTTCTAATATATGTGGATATCTTTTACGTATGAAAGAGTTAGACAATACTGATACAACAAAGTTATCATTCTTTTTAATCTCAGCGATAACTTCATCTAAATTTTTTATTAGACCTGGTTCACCGCCTAGTAAGTTAACTCTGACTTTATAGTTCTTTAGATACCCTAAAACCTTTCTTAAAAAATCCATATCAACGGTCAAGTTTCTCATTTCTAAAGTATAACTTGTACAATAATGACAATCTTTATTGCACGACATTGATAGAAAGAAATCTATCGCTCTATAATTATCTTGTATTTCTTTAAAGGTTTTCATTTAAAATATTTTTCTAATTTTTCATAATACTTAATCAACGTATCTTTAGGTATAGGTGCGCCAAATAAATTTAATGTCTTACTTTTAACTACCTTTTTAATGTATAAAGGATTTTTCTTAAAGATTATAATGTTATTCTTATTTTTCATTTATCATTTTAAAAAAGAAAGTATTAAATGCTACTAATAATTTCTCTCTTGGTTTACCTGTTAAGTATGAAGATATATCAACCCATTCTGGCATTTGATAAGTCTTCTCGATTAAATAATGGTAGATATCTTCAACCTCTTTATCTACTAAACTTTCATCAAACATATTGTCACCTAAAACTTTATGCATAATCTGACATAACTCAATAGGGCATTTATCAGTTATATCTGTCATATTACCTTGTTCGTCAATATGACTAAATTGAGTTAGTGATTTATTATGTTCTATCATATTAATAATAAGATAGTATTAATTACTTTATCTTGTTCCTCTCTTTTCATAAATGGATATAAAGGCAAAGTTAGTATTGAATCACAAACAATTCTTGTTATAAAATCATCATCTTTTCTATGTTCAATATTCTTATACATTATATTATCTGAAATAGGTTTATCATAATGTATCTGACCTATTTTTTCTTTTACTCTATCTCTTACTTCTCTGTTTTGAAATCTAACTATATATTTGTGATAGTTATGATTTAGTCTATCAGGTGTCATTTGTATGGTTACATAGTCTTTTAATTTGTCATCATAATATTTGGCAAGTTCTTGCCTTTTAGCAATATAGTATTTTAATTTTTTCAATCTAAAATTAATTACTTCAGCATTAAACAATAACATTTTAGAGTTATATCCTAATTGTTTATGTTCGCCGTGTTTTCGTAATCTCTTAAATATCTCTGTGTCACCATTTGTTAATATAGCACCACCACCAGCGATACCAGCTACCACTTTATTTGCATTGAAACTAAATGTACTAATATCTCCTATCGTACCTGCCTTTACACCATTTAAACTTGAACCTAATGATTGGCAAGCGTCTTCTATAAAGTGAATATTTTTATCTTTACAAAATTCTCTTATCTTACTAGTATCGGACATATTACCAAATAGATGAGGATAAATTATTGCTTTTACTTTATCAGAGTACATTCTTTTTATACTATCTAAAGACATATGATAATCAGGCATACTAATATCACAAAATACAGGTGTTGCGCCGGCCATAGATATAACACTTGCAGTTGATATCCAAGAGAAGTTTGTAGTTAATACTTCATCGCCTGTACCTACACCAATCTTTAATAGTGAAAAAAATAATGCGTCTGTTCCACTATTACAAACAACAACGTTTCTACCAAACATATCTGATAAGTTATCTTCAAGAAACTCTACATTAGATTCTTGATTTTTTCTCATAGACTTATCAAATAATTCTTGATATTCTTTTGTAAAGATTTCGTATTCTTTATCCCAACCGTGCATTATATTTTTCTCACTAAAGTTTTTTCACCTAGAGGCGTATCAGGTGTATAATAAGTTTCTTTTCTTACAACATCATCACTATCTTCTCTAACTTGACAAGTGTTAATACAAGCCCAAGGTAAGTCATCTATTTTTTGTAATCTTAAATTTTCTTCAAATTTTAACCATTCAGGTTGCATAATTATATCTTCAATACTTTCGTGTTCACTAACTTTACTTTGTTCTAAAAGTTTTTGAAATCTAGGGTCGTCCATAGTTCTATGAGAATCACAATAACAACAAGGTATTAAATGACCTCTATTAGTGTATGCTACGCTTTGTTCACCTGTAAAACATTTAGCCCTTATAACAATTTTTTTAGTCATTATTTTTTACTCATATTATATTTTTTACTAGGTCTTAATGGGTCGTTTTCAGAATTCCATCTTGACGATTGTAATAACATAAAGGTAACCCCTTCTTTTTTTGCTATCTCTTGAGCTTTTAATATGTTATCTTCATTATACTTAAATACTAGATATTGCCAAACAGGCAATTGTTTTAAATACTTTTTAGATTCTATCATTAGATTAAAAAGTTTTTTACCATCTTGATTGATACGATAGATATGACTTTGTTCAGGTAAACCATCAATACCAAATACCCATTTTGCTTCTGGATTTGCTTTAAACGCTTTCATATACCAATGATGAGGTTTTAAACTAGAGGCATTATGAATAATTGCCTCAATTTTATTTTTATAACAATACTCTAAAAATTGTATAAATTTTGGGTGATGAACCGGGTCAGACAATTGACCACAAAAGTTTATAGATTTAAAAAATTTAGTTAATTTATAAAATTCCTCCATACTAATATCATAACCAGGCACTTTTTTACCTTTAATTCCATAATGCCTTTGTCTCTGACAATTAGGGCACTCTAAAGGGCAACGGTGACTAATATCAATATTTAATCTACGTCTTTTAAAAAAAGAGACTGCTGAGTAATTAGTTTTCATTTTACTTTACCTATCAAGTCAATTAATATCTTTGCATTTTCTTTATACATTTCTTTTGTAGGGACAGGTCTTTTCATATAAACAGGTCCGCCATCTTTTATATTTTTATCTCTTAAATATTCTATATTTTTACCTAACCATTTACATTCTTGTATAAGTCTTGGTGCTGGGTCATAATAGTTTTTTGTGTAAACGTAAGTGTTAAACAGACCTAGTAAATTATGAACAGGCGCAAATATATTATTGTAGTCCATTATAATATAATCCTCGTCATATGTCAATATTCCGTGAGACTTAAAGCAGTTCGGACACTCTTTTATCCATCTATCAATCTCTTTATAATATACTTTATTTGTGCCTAAAAATAGATACTCAAATTGTACATCATTTTTTATTGGTTTATACTCTTCAAAATTAATCATTTTTTCATATTGAGCACCAACACCATTTGGATAAACATCATAATCGCATAAATCATAAACTTGTTTAGGTTTAAAATATTCTAATGCCAAAGGATATTCTTTGACGTGATTTTCAGAGTAAATTGCTATTAGTTTATTGTTAAATAATAAATGACCTGTCATTAATTGGTCAGTTGTGTAATAATCTTTATCTTTATATAATAACGTTAACATACTTCTACCTAATATAAAAGTTATGTCATCTGATTCAGGTGTATAAAAGTCAAATATAATATTTGAACAAGTTTTATACTTTTCTGTTATTGCGTCTATATAATGTTTTTTTGAAAAGTTATAATGTGTAATTATTACTACTTGAGCTTTAATGCCAATAGAGTTTAAATAACAACAATGTTCATAACTATAACAAAGTAAACCATCGCCAGGTTTACTGGTCACCACTATATTAATCATACTATATCCAATTAATTATTTCTTCTATCTCCGGTTTATATTCTAAATCTGTTGGTGATTTGTGTCTATCATCAACGTCTTTTACTCCAAAAGTATAACCTAAACTCATACAGAATACAGGATAATCACCTTTTAAAAATGGTAAAATTCCTTCGTAATCTTTTTTATCTCTTTCAAAATCAGGAAAGCATAGTAAATAACTAACTGATAATTTATTTTCTAATGCTAAACCAGTTAATATACTTGCAAACATTCCTATTTCAAGAGAGTTAGGTATCTTAGCTTTTTTATATTGAGGGGTGCAACAAGTATATTCGTGTCCATATTTCATAGCCATTTTAACTTTTAAATTAGGGTTAGTCACCTCTCTAAAAGTAAACATAAAAAAATAAGGTGCGAATATATTATAGTTATTTGCTCCACCTTTTTTACCTTTTGATATATTCCAAAATTGTTTTTTATATTCTAATTGTTCAGGTCCTAAAACGTGAACACGAAAAGGTAATAGATTTTGTTTTGACGGTGATAATTCAAAAGTTTTATTAACTAAACTTTTAATTAAATCTTTATCTGGTATGTTGGCTTCATCATATTGTCGGACTTGCCATCTTGTTTTATATATTTCCTCAATAGTCATATACATATTTATATAAATATCCGTATGGTTATAAATGATGTAAAGAAGTTATTTGATAATACTGACCACGAACAAAAAGAATTAGGTTGGTACGAATTTGATTTAGCTGAAGTTGGTTTACCATCAGCCGAAGAAATTTTATCAGGTGTAGAAAAGATAAAAGATAAAGTTGGTCTTCAAGGTTGGAGAACCAAAAATTTTACGAGTGATAGATATAAAGGTTTTGGTATTACACACAATCCTACATTTTTTGATAAAGATGAGAATATCTATCATCAAGTTTGGGGGTCAAACTTATGTGACCAATATTTTGGTAAAAAAGATGGCACAGGCGACCACACTCAAATAAAAGACACATATTACGACACATTTGGATTTAGAAAAATTGATAATGTCATAAGTGATAATTTAAGTTCTTTACTAAACAAATTTAATTTTCATATTAGTAGAAGTAGAGTGGCATACTTATATGGTTATGGTCAAGAACCTAATAATGAGGGTTGGCACGTAGATGAACCATCTTGTCAGTTATTGAGAGTTAATATACCCATACAAACAGGCAATGAATATGTGATACAATGGGATAATAAGACTTATCATTTAGAAGTTGGTAAAGCATATATTTGGAACACTAGAAAACCACACAGACCAGCATATATTAAAAAGGTTGAGACTAAAGAACCTAGAATTAATGTTGTTTTAGGATTAACACCTTGGTTAAACTATGATGAAAAAAATGATAAATATAGTAAGAATAAATATTTTGGCAAACCTATAAAGGAAATAGTTGAGGAAAAATTATGGCTAAAAGAGTAAGATTAATACAACAAAGACCTAATACGTCTGTTGACTGGCATAATGCGGCTGATGAGTTTAAATCACTCAAAGAAAGTTATGTGTCTGCTGGTAAATTAGACGACCAAGGCGGTGTTGTATCTGGAAGTGATTTAATAAAAACTTGGACTTTAGTTTTCCCTAATGAGGAAAATTACAATGAGTTTTTAGCTGAATCTGTGAGATTAACTTATTATAATGATATGCAACTCTATAACGAAAAAAACGGTATTTCAGACAGCATAGACATTCAAGACGTTTAAAATGTTACCTGACAATATTGGTGAGTATCAGGTGTTTGACAAGTTTAATGGTCAAAAGTTATTACCTGAATTAAGTTTATTATTAAATGAGTTTTCTGATACAAACGACAAACTTCACAAAAATTACAAAGATATAAATTTCAATGACTTTGAAAACTATACTATAATAACTCATAAAAATAGTATAGTTTCTTTTTCTTCTATCTTACAAAGAGATATATGGAAGAAAAATACCGTACGTATATTCAATAGATTCTGGAGAAACAAAAAATTTAAATGGGTAAATCCTACTTTTGGTATATTATCTAAATTAACTTACAATCATCAAATCAAATATGCAAAAGATAATGGTTTTGATTTTGTGTTTTTATCTACTGAAAAAACACCTAAACATTTTACAAGATGGTTAGAACAGGCAAATGAATATGATGGTGGTTGGATTTATTGTTTAGATAAAAAACGTGTTTGTAGTGGTAGTCCTGACAAATGCGTTCAATGGGTTATCTATAAAAAAATTAGTGATACTAACGAGACTTTTCCTCTATAAACGGTAAAAAGATAATACTAGGGTCAAACTCTTTTTTTGTTCTTGCAAAACTATATTTTCTAGTATTAACGTGGTGATTATTATGCAATGCTTGACCCCAAGTAATATAACTTAAAAAAGGAATATTCATAGCATTATCTTTTGATTCCGTATTTTTATAACCAATAGTACCTAAATGACAAACACTATTTACAAGTGCCTCTTGATGATATGAAAAAGCCGCTGGTATTGCCCAAAACCATAACATTAAATTAAAATCAATTAGACTCAATATAATAAAAGTAGACCACACAATATAAGTATAGTTTCTATTTAACCATAAATGAAAATTATCGTTTCTTAAATCTTTTACTATTTTTAAGTTTATACGACTTAATCTTTTTTTATGTATCCACCCAATATACGAATGAAAAAATCCGTGTTTAGGACTATGTGGGTCTTTATCTGTATCAGCGTTGCTGTGGTGCATACCTCTATGCACGGCTGCCCACCATATCGGACTACCTTGTACACATAGACAAGATAAAAATAATAATGGTTTACGTAAATATTTTTTTAATTGTATTGCTCTATGACTTACAACTCTATGTAATATAACTGCTGAACCTAAACCACAAAATAATACCCAACCAATAAACAAATATAACCAATTAGGTGATGTAAATAATATGCCTATAAGTGCTAGTAATTGCACAGGCCAAAATACAAACCATAAATTGATTTTACTTTTACTCATTAATAACCACCTTCATTTTCTTTTATGTGTTCTAAAAATGGGGATATTTTAAAATCTGGTGTTAAACGACCTCTAACTGAATTTGTGTTATCATCAAAGCCATCATCAACACCTTCCCAATTTGTTATGTTAATCCTATATTTATTATACTTATATGAAAAACTATATTGATTGTCTTCTAGTATAGCGCCTTGATTAAATTTACTAGTGATTAATTTTTTTAATTCATCAAAATTATAATTTTCATCTTTATCTATCATATAACGACCAACTTGACCTACGTTTCTAAACTCAAAAGAAGTGCCTGCTTTATAGTCAAGTGTATTCATACTATCTTTAATTTTATCTATTACCTCTTCATTCATACCTTTTATTATAATGGTACCAACTGATATTCTTAATCTTAATTTTAATGCATTAAAAAGTGTATTCATCTTTTTTCTAGCACATTTCATATTATCTGTTATCTTATAGACCTCATCATTGTCCCAACCTGTCATACTTAAATAAACCGTCTTTAGTCCGGCGTCTTTTAATTTTGTTAGATAATCAAGACTTGATGTTCTTAAACCATTTGTTGCTATTGTTGTTCTATGACCTAGACTTGTAGCAACTTCTATTAACTCTGGCAAGTCTTTATGTAAAGTAGGTTCGCCACCTATAAATCTAAACTCTGTTGGTTTTTTAACTCTTTGAAAAAAATCTATTAATAGTATTTTAGGTATATCAGGCAAATCTCTGTTTGGTAAATAACAATTTGCACATTCCATATTACATCTATGAACAATATCACAATAGACGTTTTTAAAAGGGTTATTTTCTGGTTCGTATTTTATCATACAAGTTGATTACTTCTATACAGATTATTAATTCTACTAAAACTATCATACTCATCTTTAAAACTAATACTTAAAATGACTCGGTCGGACTCGGAAAGATTCTCTACTCCGTGAGGCAAACTAGTATTTAAACACGCAGGTTGATTGAGAATAAATCTTTGTGTTTCAACTACATCATTATATTTTTTTGCTTGTACAGATATTTGTTTATCGCCGATTTTAATATTAGGATTATTATAATCTCCTTTTGACTCAAAAAATATTGTATGTTGTTTATCAGTAGTATCAATTGGTATATTAATCGCCACATTTCTTTTATCACTATGAGCAGATACATTTCCGCCAGCTATAGTTTTAAAAAATTTAATGTTATCTATTATATCTGGTTTTTTAAATTGATTTACAATATAATCTACTTCTTTTAAGTCAACATATTTTGTATGTAAACTTGTTAGTTTAGTAGGACCGTAAAATGCCCATTCATTTTCATTCTTTAAAAAACAATGATACAATTCTTCTCTATTAAATTTTAATTCTGGTATATAAAAATAGTTCATTTTAATTTTGAATAATCAAATGCTATTCTATGTAGCACTCTATCTTCCATTTTTTCAAAGTAATGTCTTTTGTGAATACTTAACCATTGTTCACTTAATACAATATCACCATCTTGCCAATGATGGTCATATCTAAACTCATCTTTTAGTATATGATTTTTTAAAGTGTTAAATGTTTCATCATCTAAACCACCAAATACTTGTAAGAAAGGGAAGTATAATCCTGTTTTCTTAGCGTCATTAGTATGTACTAAATTAAACGGTCTATCTGTAGCGTGATGTTCTTTAAAAAATTTACTAGGACTATATGAGTCAACTTTATAACCCAATGTTATTTTAGTATTCTTAATTTTTTCTTTAATATCTTCAGATAAATTGTTATAAGATTCTATATTATTAATCCAACTTGTAATACTACCTTTGGTGCCTTCAACACCATATAACCATATCAATGGTTTTCTTTCATAATTACTGGCCTGGTTGGCGTGCCAATCTAAAGCTGAAGTATGACCAAATAATCCTTCTTCACCTCTATCATTTTTTTGACCGGTAACTCTTAACACACCATCTATTAGTGATATATCTTTTGCTCTATCAGTATTTGTGGACTGATATTCTCCAATAAAATTACAGAATCGTAATTGTTGTTCTGGTGATAAATTTTGATTTCTAATTACTACGACCATCTGACTTAAAACTAGGTCTGCTATTTTATGAGCAGTAGTTTCGTCAGCTTCAGATATATCTATATCTTTAATTTCAACAGCCCAATCATTTAAGTATTCTATATTCATTATATTTTCTCCAATTCATACTAGTATTTATCATATAAATAGTATAGTACAAGGAGAAATTGATATGATTACAATAGATGGTAAAGAGTATGATGAAACTAAATTTAGTCCTGATTTACAGAATTGTCTAGTGGTAAGACAAGAAATTCAGGTAAATGCTACAAGACATAAACTTGAGCTAGAGAAAATTGACGTTTTGACAAAATATTATAATAACAAGATAGTAGAATTATTAAAAAAAGAGACAGAATCAGAGAAGAAATAGATGGCTGCTATAGCTAATTTACAGATAGACCAAGGTGCTACATTTACCTCGGATGTAACCGTCAAAGACGCAAACGGAAATGCCTTTGACTTAACAGGTTATACTGCTAGGGCTAAATTAGCAAAAGGCTATCAATCAACAAAAACAAGACAAGATATTACAACATCAATCGCTTCAGCAACTGAAGGGAAAGTTACCTTATCATTAACAGCAGACCAGACAACAGCCCTAGAAGACACTAGATACGTATATGATTTAGAGATAGTCAGCGGCGCTGTGGTCACCAGAGTTATTGAAGGTATTATCTCTGTTCGTCCTCAAGTAACCACATAATTCTAACTACTTTTTGTTATAAATATAGTAAGAAGAGGGAGAATAATGCCTGATATAACAGCTAAAATTAACGTAAATACAAGTGCCGGTCCACAAAAAGTTTCAGTAACCTTACCCTCGGCTCAGGCAGCTGGGAACGCCACTTTACAATTAAAACTTTTAAGTGATGTTGATACAACAGAATTAAATGATGGTGCATTATTACAATATAGAGCTTCAGACGGTAAATTTGTAACCAGAACGGAGATAGTAACCACAACCGGAACGCTCTTGTTTAATTGTGGTAACTTTTAAGGATAAAAAATGGCAACTATAATTCAGATAAAAAGAAGTTCCGGGTCATCATCACCAGCTACACTTAAACAAGGTGAAATGGGTCTTACATTTGGTGCAGGTACTCAAGCAAATTTAGGTGATAGACTATTCATAGGAACAGGTTCAGTAGATTCAAATGGTAACGCAACTAGTATAGACGTTATCGGCGGTAAATATTTTGCAGATTTAAATGACCACTCTCACGGTACTTTAACTGCTAGTTCAACTATAATTGTTGACGCAAACAAAGCCATAGACGAAATGATTGTCGGTAATTCGGCAACAAATGGCGGACAAATTAAATTTAATGAAGGCACAAATAACGGTTCAAACTTTATAGGTTTGAAATCACCAAATAGTGTTGGTGCTACAACAACATTTACGTTACCTAATGGCGATGGTTCTGCCGGTCAGTTTATGAAAACTGATGGTGCAGGTAATTTATCTTTTGAAACTATCTTTTCTAATATTGATTTAGCAGGTGATACTGGTACAGATACTTACAATACAAATGAGACTTTGACTTTTGCCGGTGGTGCAGGTATGCAAGCAGCGGTTACTGATAATACGGTAACTATAAACGCAACAGCATTAACTAATTCAAATTTATCAGGTAGTGCAGGTATAACAAATGCAAACATAGCTAACCCTAATGTTACCGTTGGTTCTACTCAAATTGATTTAGGCGCTACACAAACAGATATTGCAGGATTAACTTCACTTGTTATTGATGACATTACTATTAATGGTCAAACATTATCAACAAGTTCAGCAAACAAAGATATTAACATCAATCCACACGGAACAGGTACGGTAAAAGTTCCTAGTGGTTATGAAGATAGAAGTGGTTTTGATAGTCAATCATTAGCGAACAAAGCATATGTTGACCAAGTTGCTCAAGGTTTAGATACTAAACCATCTTGTAGAGCAGGTACTACTGCTGACTTATCAGCAACTTATAATAATGGTAGTTCAGGTGTTGGTGCAACTTTAACAGCAAGTTCAAATGGTGCTATAGTAATTGATGGTGTTTCACTTTCAGTTAATGACAGAGTTCTAGTTAAAAATCAAACAACAGCTTCTGAAAACGGTATCTATGTTGTTTCAACGCAAGGTGATGGTTCAACTGCCTTTGTATTAACAAGAGCAACTCCTGAAGACCAACCATCAGAATTATCAGGTGGTGCTTTCGTATTCGTAGAAGAAGGTACTGCTAACGCAGATAACGGTTATGTATTTACACACACAGGTGCTCCAACTTTTGGAACAACTGCTTTAGATGTGGCACAATTCTCTGGCGCAGGTCAGATTGACGCCGGTGCTGCTTTAAGTAAAACAGGTAATAGACTTGATGTAGAAGTAGATAACTCTTCAATAGAGGTTAACGTTGACGCATTAAGAGTTAAAGCGTTAGGTATTACTAACTCAATGTTAGCAGGTAGTATTGCAAGTTCTAAATTAGCTGACCCATTATTTTTTACAGATGAATCTTCAACGCAAGGTTCAGTACCACTAGGTGGCACTTTAGAGTTTTTAGCAGGCGAAGGTATGAATACAAGTGCTTCAGGTAATACGTTAACAATAACAGGTGAATTAGCAAGTACATCAAATATTGGTGTTGCTAAATTTCATTCAGATAATTTCACGGTAACTTCAGGTGAGGTTGAAGTTTCTACTATTGACGGAGGGTCTTTCTAGTGTTTAGTATTGTTAAGAAATGGTTTGAAAGTGTTTTAAAATCTTATGATAAACCTAAAAAGAAAAGTGTTGTTGTAAGAGTTGGTGATTTACAATACAAAACTAAAAAAGAATTAGAAATTATCGGTAGAAAAATCGGTATAGAATTAGATAGAAGATACACAAAACAAAAATTAATTAACAAAATTAAATTTAAAGCAAAGAATAGAAGATAATGTCAACCGTAATTAAACCAAAACGTTCATTTACACCATTACAGATACCAGCAGCTTCAGCTCTTGAAATTGGTGAATTATCTATGAACGCCGCTGATGGTAAGTTTTATACTAAAATGCAAAACGGCACCGTTAAAGAATTAGGTGGTGCTGGTTCTGTAATTTTACAAGACGTTACCACTAACGGTAATATTACTACAAACGATATTATACTTAACGGTTCAGACCTTGTATTTGAAGGATATCTAGCAAACGCTTATGAAACAACTTTAAGAGTGGTTGAACCAACGGCAGATAATATTGTTAGACTACCAAACGTATCTGGTGATGTTATCACAACTGGAAATTTAACAAAAGATGGTACTGCTTCAGGTGACCCTTTAGCAGCTGAAGGTGACGCAGTAGCATTTGCTATCGCATTAGGAGGATAATATGGCAAGTTCGTTTATAAATGCAGGTGCAGCCCTAAATGTAGGTGATTCGGCAAGTGCTAACGTTTATACTTGTCCGGCAGGCACAAAAGCAGTTATCCACGCTTGTATGATATCTAATTTAAATCCTTCAGGTACCTCAAAAGGGACAATAAAAATTACGACAGACGGTGGCACTACTTTTAGACACGTTTTAAAAGATGGTGAAGTACCACCGAATGACACTTTACAGATGGATAAACCTCTAAATTTAGAGGCTGGCGACATAATTAGAATATATGGTGATGTATCTAATATGGAATGTTTTTTATCAATATTAGAATTAACATAAAAACTTTTATAAATATAGATAGAATTTAAGTTAGGAGAAGACCAGAATGGCACTAGTAGTTAATAAGGTTTATAATGCTAAAGACGCAAATGGTAAAGTTATTACTAGTGAATATGCTCTCCACGGAATGAAGAGAGACTCTGATGGTCTTTTAACTTATACTAAAGTAAATTGGTATAGTGGTGATACTATTAATATGGACAATGGTGAGGGTACTGCCTATAACTCTGTTGGTTCATTTCAAAAGAATGAATTAGAGTATAATACGGCAGACGGATTATATAATACAGGTCATAATATTAATGATATTCCTGTTGAATATAATTCTTCAAATGACCCACGACAAGCCAATACTAAATTTAGAAACTATGAGCAACACGTATTTGATGAAAATAAGGCGACATACTTTATAAATGATGATGGTTACTTGGTGTTAAGAATTGGAAGTGAATATACGTATAACTCAAAAGACGGTGCAACAGCAAACTGGACCGTATAATTAAAATATAGGAACGAACAATGGCAGATTTTGTACTAGGTAGACTAAAGTTTCACTTCAAAGGTGCTTGGACTACCGGAACCGCTTATATCAAAGATGACGTACTTACTTATGGTGGTAATGCGTTTGTATGTAAAGTAAACCATACAGCTTCAGCAGATTTTTACACAGATTTAAACCACGCAACTGCCAAATGGGCGAAAATGGCCGGCGGTTTTGAATACAAAGGAAATTGGGCGGCAACAACTCTTTATAAAATTGACGACATTGTTACCTTTGGTGGTTCAACATACAGATGTTTAACAGGACATACTTCACAAGCAGACTTATATGACGACAATGCTAAGTGGCAAACATTTGCCGCTGGTTTAGCTTGGAGAGGTGATTGGGCAACTTCAACATCTTATAGAAATGATGACATAGTTAAATATGGTGCAAACACATATCTATGTACAACTCAACACACATCTTCAGGCACAACTTTAGATGAAACTAAATTTACTTTATTTGTATCAGGATTAGAATTTGAAGACTCTTGGTCTTCAGCAACTTTATACCAATTAGGTGACATAGTAACCTACGGCGGTTATAACTATGTTGCTGAAAGAGCAAACAACAACGTTATACCTTATAACAACTCTTCAGATTGGAAATTATTAACAACAGGATTTAATAACACAGGTAATTGGTCAAACTCTACAGCATATAAAACTGGAGATACCGTCAATCACGGTGGTCATTATTACGTGGCTAAAATTGATGGCACAGGTCAAGAACCAACAGGTACAACTAACTCATATTGGGATTTAGTCGTTGAAGGTTTATATTGGAGAAATAACTGGACTTCATCTACTGCTTACAAAATTGGTGACGCAGTATCACACGGCTCATCTTCATACAGAGCAAAAACAAATCACACAGCGTCTGCTTCAAACAGACCAGATGTTTCAGGTCAAACTGATTGGGACTTACTTGCAGAGGGAGATTCAAACGCAACTCTAACTACAAGAGGTGATATTTTAACTAGAGACGCAACTCAACGAGTTAGATTACCAATCGGCGCTGCTGGTACTTTCTTAAAATCAGATGGTACTGATATTGTATGGGCATTACCAAATGTAGCAAACAAAGTTTATTACGTATCAACTTCAGGTGTTGATAATACAGATACAGGCAGAGGTACTTCTCCTGAATTACCTTGGAGAACAATTAAATATGCTTGTTCACAGGTAGCTTCAGACACAGCAAATTTCAAAACAATTAAAGTTTCAACAGGAACATATACTGAACAATTACCAATTACGGTAGCTAGAAAAACTGCTATCGTAGGTGATAACTTACGAAGTGTTACCGTTTCGCCAGATACAACAACTGACAACGGTGCTGGTGCAGGTATTTCAAGTGATGGTTCAACACCAAATAACAGACAAACAATGTTTAGATTAAATGATTCTTGTACACTAACTGGTATGACATTTAGTGGTATGACAGGTCAATTACAAGGTTCGCCAAGTGCAGATGGTATTACAAGACCAACAACAGGTACAGGTGCAACAGCAACTGGTGTTGTTTGTGCTCTTGACCCAGGAACAGGTCCTACTGATACATCAACTCACATTCTTTACAGGTCACCTTTCGTACAAAACTGCTCATCAATAGGTACTAGAGCAGTCGGTATAAAAATTGATGGTTCTTTACACAATTCAGGTAATAAATCAATTCTTGCAAATGACTTTACACAGGTTATAGATAACGGTATAGGTGTTTGGTTATTGAATGGTGCAAAATCAGAATTAGTATCAGTATTCACTTATTACTGCCACGTAGGTTATCTAGTAGATTCAGGTGGTGTAATGCGTTCACTAAACTCTAACAACTCTTATGGTGAAAAAGGTTCTGTTGCTTCAGGTGTTGACCCTAACGAAACACCGGTAACATCAACGGTAACTACAAGAGATAATGAGGCAATCATTGGTAGAGCATTAGTATCAAACGCTGGTGTTTACAGATTAGAACAAGAATACGCAGGTGAAACTTATACGTCTGCTACAGAGACAATAACAGGTTCAGGCGCAAATGCTAACTTCACGGCAGATATAACTGATGGTGCAGTTAAACATATTGATACAACAACAAATGGTGATGGTCACTTCACTACAATTGGTGTTGCTCAAGGTGGTTCAACTACAACTATCAGATTAGCAGCCGCTGATACACAGGCAGATGATTTCTATAATGGTATGAGAATTACAATTACAAGTGGTACTGGTTCAGGTCAAACTGCTTACGTTGGTGACTATACTTCAGCAACAAAAACTGCTACCGTTTTCAAAGAAGATGGCACAGCAGGTTTTGACGTGTTTGGTCCGACAAGTGTTGCAGTTGCTCCTAACGCAACTACAAACTATGAGATTGAGCCAAGAGTAACCATCACAGGCGGTGGTTCTCCTACAAGAAATGCATTAGCAAGAGTTGTAATTGAAAATCAAAAAATTAAAAAGTTCTTAATCATTGATGGTGGTGCAGGTTATTCAACTGCTCCTTCGGTAACGGTAACTGACCCTAACGCAACAACAATAGGAACAGGTACAGCTACAATCGGTGACGGAGTAATTTCAAGATGGACTTATGTAGCTGCAGGTTCAGGTTATAAACAAGAGAACACAGCAGGTACCGTAAGCGGTGATGGTTATGCAGATATTTTACCAGTAGGCGCAACGGTAAAAACTTCAGGTTTATCTGCTTCACCAAAAGCAGGTTCAAGTATTGTATTTTCAAACGCTTCAAGTGTAAGTTATATTATCGTAACCGTTCTTTCACACGCAAACGGCGGTATAACAAATTTAGAAGTGTCGCCAAATATTTCAAAAGCAAATGCTCCAACACACGGAACAACTGCTACGATTAGACAAAATTATTCTAATATAAGATTAACAGGTCACGACTTCCTAGATATTGGTACAGGTGGTATTTCAACAACAAATTATCCTGACTTAAATGGTTACACACAATCACCAGACCAAGCAGATGAAGTTGATGATTTAGACAGAGGTAGAGTATTCTATACTTCAACCGACCAAGATGGTAACTTTAGAGTTGGTGAATTGTTTAGAGTAGAACAATCAACAGGTAAGGCAACATTGAACGCAGAAGCTTTTGACCTTTCTGGATTAAGACAATTATCTCTAGGTTCTGTTGCATTAGGAAATTTTGGTGCAACCGTAAATGAATTCTCAACAGATGGTACTTTAGGTGATAATTCTGATAATGCTCTCGTTACCGAGAAAGCTATTAGAACATTTGTTGAAAACCAATTAGGTGGTGGTCAAAACAACTTGACCGTTAACTCTGCTGTAATAGGTGAAATAACAATATCAGGAGCAAATATATCCGCTTCAACAGGAAATACGGTAAACTTTACAACAATACCAACAACAAGTATTGACCCGACAGCAGCAACACACATTGTTAACAAAAATTATGTTGATAGTTCGGTAACTCCTAATTTACAAACATTATCTTTTGATAGAGATACAGGACAATTAAACAGAAAAGTAATAACTAACTTTAACGTTGTAAATCAATATGAAGATACATTATTTAATGCTGCTGAACAAAATGCAGGTTTTGATGTAATTAACGGCTCTGTTAGAATTGAAATTGACAAAGCAGGAAATTTAATTTATAGAACAACAGGAGACGCTGAGCAAGGTGTAGAAACTCCTAGCAACGAGTAATTATAGATATAAATAGGATATAAAATGGCAATAACTAGAACAAAAATCGGAAATTTATGGTTTAATTATCGTGGCGAATACGATAATTCTATCGCTTATAAAAAAGACGATATCGTATTATGGAATAATACTGATTACTTAATGATTAGAGAATCCGATACAACTGGTAAGAGACCAGAACAAAATACTAACTATCATTATAACATTCAGGTAACAACTGACCCTAGCGATTCAACATCAAAATTTCAAATAGACGCTGATGAAACTTCTACTATCGAGTGGGCTACTGCTCTTTATGTAAGAAGAGGTGATAAAATTACTTTTTATCAAAATAATAATAACAATGATGACCAACCTTTGGCATTATCAACAACTGCTACAAGTCAAACTTCAAATTATTTAACTGAAGGTGTTTCTTATTATCATAATGAGGAACAAGTTTCTCAATCAGACTATGTAACCACAGCAAAATTTAATCCTAAAACTGCTAGAAGAGTGGTCGTTGAGTTTACAAAAGATACACCAGATGAAATTTATTACTTCTCTGCTGGTACAGGCGGTGCGAGTTATGGTGCAAAAATTGTAGTCGCAGATTGGGACACTTGGAGACCTTTAAGAAATTCATTTAAGTGGAGAAATTTCCACGTAAATACAAGCGGTACGGTTTATTATGAAAATGATATTGTAAAAGTTAGACACGGAATTAATAATGACCAAGGTACAGATTACGAGGGTCAATCAAAGAAAGAAACTTTATCAACTTATATCTGTTTAAGACAACATACAACAGATGGCACAGAAAGATTTTTACCTTATAACAGAAATGTTGACACTAATGCAAATATGTATTGGATGAAAATGGGTGCTGAATATGAATCAGATGATGAGAGATATGAAAATAACGGTGTAATTGAAACCGTAAATAATATTTCAGCTGCTGACTCTTCAAGATTGCACGGAGTATTTAGAAATGTATCTCCTAAATCTACATCAAACTCAGCCGCTAACGTACATCCAGGTATGTTTAAAATTACCGTTCAAGGTAATGGTAACATTTTAGATACAGACAATTTCGCAGCTGCTGACTCATCAAGAACAGCAGGTAAATATACAAACGTAACCCAATCAGCAACAACTGGTGCAGGTACGGCTGCTACTTTTGATGTTACCGTAGATTCAACAGGTGCAGTTTCAAAAATAGAAATTATTAAAAGTAGAAATAAATCAACTACACCAACAGGTGGTTCAGGTTATGTTGATGATGAACAATTAACTATTGCTGACGCTTCATTAGGTGGCGGTGGTGCTGCTGACTTTACTTTCTCTGTAAACGGAGTAGGTACAGCAGGTGCGGCTACAATTGAAGTAGAAAGAGAAAATAGAGATTCACAAAGACATAGAAGATATTTTAATGACACAGGTATGATTTCAGGTGGTGAAAATAATGTTGTTGGTGATACTTTAACTTTTGACGGAGATATATTTGGTGGTGGTGCAGATTTAACTTGTCAAGTTGCAACAACTAGAAAACAAACTAGAGGTATGGCAACAATTTATACAGGTAACCCACACGAATGTGTATCTTTAATTAACAATGGACCTTTAGGTGATGATAACAAATATTACAGATTATCAGGTCAAAGAACATCAAGACATTGTGTAGATTGGCCAGTATTCCACGGCGGTACAGGTAATATGTGGACTTGGGGTAGTTCTTCAACAGGTCAAAACGGAATGGACCAAACATTTATGACTGCTACTCAAATGCAATTTCCTCACTATGATTGGTGGAGAAGTACAGACAATGGTGGTACAGGTGTTCACTCAACACCAGATGGCGAAGTTCCTAAAATTATTCAAATAGAAGGTGGTTATGAGTCAGGTATGGCTCTTATGAATTCAGGTGAATTATATCATTGGGGTTATGGTGGTCACGGTCAAAATGGTGACGCTTCAACTTCAAACCGAAGTTATGCTGTAAGAGTTGGTGGTACAGATACAAACGTTTACTTAGCTGCTAACGATTCAAACCACGTATTTAGAAGTGTAAGAATTAAAAGATGTTTCATATCAAACTGGCAAGGTTATAATGACAACACTCACTCTTGTTATGCAATTGATGAAGATGGTGAATTATGGTCTTGGGGTTATAACGGATATGGACAATTAGGTACAGGTAATACAACTAACTATAACGTACCTCAAAAAATTGCAAAAGCTTCTAACTTTAACAATAGTGAAATAGAAGCGTTTTGGACTTGTGGTGAATCTTATGTAATGTGTTTAGCATATACTAAAGAGAAAAAATTATACGCTTGGGGTTATAACAATAACGGACAATTAGGTATTGGTAATACTTCAAATCAAAATACTCCTCAAGAGGTAACAACGGTAACTTTTGATGGCACAGGTGTTGGTGAAATTAAAAAAGTTCAAATGTTATCAAGAAGTTCTAGTTTATCAGCAGGTATCTTAACTGAAAGAGGAACAATTTATATGGCAGGTTATAATAACCAAGGTCACTTTGGAAATGGTAACACTACAAACTTAAACACTTGGACAATAGCGTCAAATGGTCCAGGTAATGCTTCAAATGCAGATTGTGAAAACTTTTGGTGGGGTGGTAATGGTGACTATGCTCAACAATGGGTTGAAGACTCACTAGGTAATATTTTATGTGCTGGTTACAATAACCATTATTCATTAGGTGATGGTTCAAATACAACTAGAAACGGATTTGTAACCCCTAAATTTCAATTAGGTTCAGACACAACAAGAGATTTTAAAAATGTTAAAATGATTTCTTTCTATCCTCATTATAATGATTTAAGTACAAAAATATTAACTTGGGACGGAATGTTATATGCTACTGGCGATAACAGATATGGTCAATGTGGTTTTGGTTGGACTTCAACTAACGGAACAGCAGATAGAGATTCAGAAAACCAAAAAGAACACTTTAATAATGGCTATTTTATGCCAATGAGATTGCCTTCTTCAATGCAAGGTAAAGTCGAAGATGTTAGAGGTTGTGGTTATGGAAACAACTCTGACAACGTGTATGCTTTTTGGGAATACAAAACTTATGACAATAGATATTATCTAAATGGTTATGGTGGAAGTTATATAATGGGAAATACTAACGGTGGTCAAAGAGATATCCCTAGTCCACCAATTTTAGGATAAATAATAAGAGAGATAAAAAACTATGGCAAAAATTAATTTAGGAAGAGTTAAATTCGCATTTCAAGGCGATTGGAATAATAATACAAATTATCGTAAAGATGATGTTTGTTGGTTTAATAACTCTTTATGGATTTGTACTAACCCTTACTTATCAAATGGTTACGACAATATGGCGCCAGGTGATAAGAACACAGGTTATTTCTGGACAAGAACATTCTCAAATGACCCGGATAGACGTAGAGGTTATCACATTATGGAAGATGACTTCCAAAGAAGTAATGAAACAGGTAATCCTGTAATCAATACTTCAAGATATGGTAATGATGAAAATACGCAAGAGTCAACTAGAAACGGTCAAAGATTTGGCCAAGCAGATTACTTTAACAATAACTCAAATAACGGTGGTTATTTTTTAGATTATCAATCACACTTATTAGAAGATAATGAAACTTACGCAATGGGTGACCCAGGTAATTTTATGGGTTATGGTGAGTTAAATACAAACAAAATTCAATTCTACCAAAATTATGTACCGGTAGAGAATAACTTTCACGTAGAAATTCAAACTTCACCAGCAAATAAATTTAAAATTGATAATAGAATTGCAAGCTCAACTTTAGGAAGAAATACTTTTGGTGGCGAAGGCGGTGGTTTTAGAACATTTACACACTTTAAAGAAGGTTTTAAATATAGATTTAATCAAAGACACGAAACTAATAAAAATTTTCCATTAGGATTTTCAACAACTGCTGATGGTATACATAACTCATCACCAGGAACATCACTAGCTGCTGATGAAGACGGACCATATTTTGTTGTAGGTACAACTACAGCAGGAGATACTGGAGTTTTCTATCCTTTATATCTATCAGCTGCAGGTGCAAATGCTGAAGATACAAGATTAGGTGGTGCAGGTTCAAGTGCTACTTTAAACTTTTCAGAAATTACAAGAGGACCTAATAACGAATTAGTTTCAAATGAAAGTGGCACAAACTTTTATTTACCAGATATGATTGACTCAACTGCTGTTGATGAAAGAATATTTGAGGTTGCAGTAGTAGATGGTAACCCTAGTGACCACCCATATTACAATACAGGTTCTACAAAAAAATATTCTATCAATGGTTCAACTGCTACAGCAGATGTAACCTTAAATTTAGTAGAGGGTAAAACTTATAGATTTGACCAATCAGACTCTTCAAACTTAACTCACCCTTTAAGATTTTCTACAACTGCTAATGGTACTCACGCTTCAGGCTCAGAGTTCACAACAGGAGTAAGAACGGTGGGAACACCAGGTAAAAAAGGTGCATTTACAGAAATTAAAGTTAGAAAAGGTACTGCTAAATTATACTACTATTGCTCACAACACTCTGGTATGGGTTGGTCAGCAGACACAATTACACCAAGTTCAAGAGCAAGAAGTTTTGTACCTTCAAATACACCAATGTACAAAGGTGCTAACAAAAACGGTTTAGTTAGATACTTCTTAAATAACAAACAGGTAACTGAAACACAATATAAAGAAACTTTTGCTGATACAATACCAAATGAGGGTAATTCTTATACTGGTGATATGCCAGCATATACTACTGAAGATGGTTCTACAAGAGGTGGTCAGGTTTATTCTTGGAAGAAAAATCAAGATAGACAAGTTGAAATTTATATTCCTGTAGGTTTCTATAAACAAAGAAGTCAAAAAATTTATCCTTTCTGTTTAGACTCAGCGGCAACAAAAGCAGATATGTATTCTGATTTAGGTTGGGATGTAGAAGAGTCTTGGAGAGGTTACAAACATTGGGATAGATTACAAACAGGTATTAAATTTTGTGGTAAATATAATCCAGCTCACCACTACAGCTACAATGATATTGTAATTTACAGACCAGAAAAAAGATTATCAGATGGTGAAATATCACCTCAAGGTCCAACAGGTATTTACAGATGTATTAGAGATTCAAAAGGTAGACCTCCTCATTATGGTCCTCAAGATGTTACCGTGTCGCCTTTAAGAACAAAATCTACAACAACAAGTGGTAAATTAATTAGAAAAGAATATCAAGAATATCCAGCACACATACAATCATATTGGAATGATTGGGAATCTTTTGGTAGACAAGTTAACCAAGCTGAAGAGGCAAACGCTTGGTATGGTAACAAAGGTCCTATTCATTGGCCGTATAAACACTATACAGCAACATCTATGAATGATGATAACGTTTACAGACACATTGATAAAAACGGTGTATTATGGGGTATTAACTATCCTCAAACTGGTTTTCAACAAGATGGTTCTTATTACGCTTCATATTACGAAGAAATAAATTTAAGATGGAGAGATTGGTGGAGAAGTGAAGATTTAAACTATACAGGTTACAATGAAAATAGAGGCAGACATAGAAGTACGGTTAGAAAACCTTTAACAACACCTAGATGTGTTCAAATTCAAGAAGGTAGACAAGGTGCTTCATTACTATTTGATAACGGAGAAGTTTACACAAACGGTGAAAACTCAAATGGTGAAATGGGAGTAGGTCACGAGCAAGGTGATAACTACGGATTTATGAGAGTTTTAGGTTTAGAAGATGTTAAAATTATTAAAATGGCAGAAAGACAATGGTCAAACAACACCCACCACAAAATGGCACTAGATGATTCAGGTTGTGTATGGGTTTGGGGTTATAATGGTTACGGCGAGATTGGTGATGGTAGAACACAAAATAAACCAGCACCTTATAGAATACCAGCAAAATATTTTGACAACGAAAAAATTATAGACATTGCTTGTACAGACCAAAGTTCTTATGTAAGAACAGCTAGTGATACTTTGTATTCTTTTGGTAGAAATGGTAATGGACAATTAGGTGATAATACTACAACAGACAAATACAGACCTGTTAAAATGGCAAATTGGGATCCAAGTGCAAACAATGGTATCGCAGTATGGCAAATATCTGGTCAAGGAAATAACGTTTGGGTTACTTTACTAGACGGAAACGGTTATACTTGGTTTACAGGTCATAATGACTATGGTAATTCAGGTGCAGGTAACACATCAAATTTAAGTCAATTAACTAAAATTGAAACAGCACCTAACGGTGACTTTGTTGATTTATGGACTATGTATTGGAATGGTTATAAGTCTTGTTTTGGTAGACACAAAGACGGAACAATGTATGGTTGGGGTTATTCAGGTAGTTATTACAACCTTGGTACAGGTCAAACTGGTAACCAAACATCACCAACGCAAGTTCAAAACGTAAAAAATTGTAAAGAAATTTCTATATCTTGTAGTTATTCAGATTACGGTAGAAGTTTTTGGGTAGAAGATAGTGGATTGGCTTGGTGTTATGGTCAAGATTCTAGAAATGCAATGCTTCATCCGGTTGCAGGTAGTAATTACCAACAAGACGGTTCAAATTACTATCCATTTAGATGGTGGACACCTGCTGGTGCAAGAGTTAGAAATATGCACATAACAACAGATGACCAAGGTTCAAGTTCATATGCAGGTGGTTATAGATTTACAGATGAACACGGAAAAATTTATCATTGGGGAAGAAATAACTGGTGTACTGGTCACAACTGGTGGACACACGGTTGGACTTCAACAGGTGGTTATGCATATAACCAGGGACACGGAAGATAATATAAATAGTATTAATACTAAAGGAGAAAACTAAAATGGCAAAGAAAGTGTTTAAAGTCAAAGAAATCGCTCTTGAAGCTGATTATGTGGCACCAGTCGTATCAAGCGGTAATGGTCCTCTTTCACTTCAGACTATGGATAGTTATGCTTTCTTTTCTTATGACGATTCGGAAGTTACCGTTGACGCTAGTGGTACTAATGCAAGTAAATATGGTGTTAAAGTTCTTGACGCTTCAGACGCTGATGATTTAGCGGATATGAAAGCATTGAGACACACGGTATCAATTGCAATGGAAGTCGCAAGAAAAGTAGAAGATTTTGAAGCAGAATATCCAAAAGTTGTGGTTTATGACGCAATAATTAATGATGTTTCAGCAGTTAAAACAGCAATTGAAACATTAAAAACAGATGTAAACGCTATATACGCAAACTACGGTTTACCGGCTATAGCATAATAAAATAAAAGGTTAAACAAAGATGGCTTTTGAATTAAACGAATTTAAACTTAAATGGCAAGGTCCTTGGAGAGATAGAACAGCTTACTCCAAGAATGATATTGTTATGTGGAAAGGAAAATCTTATAGATGTATAAGAGATTGTCCTGTAGCATATACATTATCAGGTGATTTCCTAGTTAACACATCTAACTATTCAATGGACCCAATGAGATTAGTCCAAAAGTCTTTTAGACCTGACAATCCAAAATACTGGCAATTGTTTTTACGTTCAACAGATGATATTACAGAATGGGAATTTTGGAGACAATATGAACCAGGCGAAATGTGTTCAGTTGGTAGAAAAATTTATCAATGTATAAAAAGAACAAGACGTTATAATACTTGGGTTGAAGAACATAGAGGTGAGCCAAGTGAATATTGGATAAAAATTTACGAATCACCATTTGCATATCCAGACAGAAATAGAACCGTATCGTACACTAACAGGACTCCTTTAGGTTGGAAGTACAATATGGGTAGAAATGCTAATGAAATGTGTACTCACTATTCATTAGGTGTTATAATGTCAAACGGAGACGCAATGCGTTGGGGTGGTAATGATGATACCGGAATGATGGGGAATGGTGACGGAACAAGTGGCTCAGGTAGAACAGGTAGACCACATATGACAGGTTTTACAAATATTGACTGGAGAACATCAACAGATAATAAAGATGTTGCAAAAGGCCACGAATTTACAGGTCATATGGTAACACCAGACGCTGAAGCTCCGAAATGTATTCAATGGTGTACAGGTCATAACTTTAGTGTTTGGCTAATGAATAACGGTGAAGTTTATACTTCAGGTTACAATGGTCATTATCAATTAGGTTATAACGAGGGTAGTTCAACAAACTCAACAAATAGAAATTATACAAACAGAGTATCAGCAAGTGATACGGTTGATTGGTTAGGAGATACAATACGTTCTTTTAACGATACAAAAATGGTAAAAGTTGGTACAACTTCTCAAGGACACCAATCAAGTGGTAAAGCAATTTGGTCATTAGGTGAAGATGGTTCAGTTTGGATTTGGGGTTATAACAACCAAGGTCAAGCAGGTTTTGGTAATCCTAGTATCAATAACTCAACAGATACTAACGGTGGTTCGCCTTACTCATTTTCATTTTATTCAGGAAATATAAGAAGACCAATTAAAATTCCTCAACAATTCTTTAACAACAAAAGAATTATTGATATGTGGGGCTCAGGTAACGAAGAAATGTATTGGCACGCCCTTGATGAAGACGGTTACTTATGGGCTTGGGGACAAGACGTTTACGGTTGCCTAGGAGTTGGTATGAATTCTCATACTTCTCAAGGTACTTATTACTACACAATTCCAAGAAGAGTTGAAATTAATTGGAATCAATATGGTGGTATGAAACTAATTCAACATTGGTCTTATGACGGACAAGGTCACGCAGGTACTTGGGTACTAGATGGCGAAGGCTATATGTGGTACACAGGTTACTTAACAAACGGACAAGTTCCAGGTATGTATGGTATTGGTGATAACAATACTGCTTATCAAGCTGAGTTTAGAAGAGGTGATTTTCACTTAAACGGTGATGTTGATGAATTCTGGTGTGGTGGTGATGAAAACAAATGGATGTACATTAGACAAAAATCAACAGGTATGTTATGGGTAAATGATGGTAACTACGGAACATATGGTACTAGAGGTTCAAGAGTACAACAAGGTTACTGGTATCAATCAGGCGGAATTCACGGAATGTTTTCTCATTTAAGAGGACCAAAATACGTAAGATATATTCAAGGTCAAAACTCTAATAGAGGTGATGGTTCATACATTTATGACTCACCTGGTATATTAGATGAAGATGGTGGACTCTGGTATGGTAATAATTACGGTTATAGATACTTTCCTTCATTATCAAATGATAATCCTGATAATAATGATGACGGTTATCAAATGGATATGTCTCAAGGTTTTGAATCTAATGCTGAAAACAGACATAGAAAAAGAAGAGCTGTACAACCTTGTAATAGTAAAATTGTGGACTTTGGTTCATACGGTTATCCAACGGTGATGAATTATTACTTTAGAGACCAAAATGGTAAATTATATACATCAGGTTATCAACCAAATAACCAAACATATATGTTTTCAATGATGCCCTACCGTTATCAGTCAGCAACTGGTTCATCTTGGGGAAGTAATAACTATCGTGCTCATATGGCTTCATCGCCAGGTGATTAATAAATAGTTTTTGACTATTTTTATTATGGAGTTAAAATGTACAAAACGAAACAAAACTATTTAAAATTTCAATCTCACGATATATTCGGCGATAAATTTCAATCATATCCAAAAGAAATGCAGGCAACATACTGGTATCAAGTATGGTGGATTATCAATCATTTTGAAACAATGATGAATGGTGTTGATTTTGAACATCACAATCAAAGAAATATATTAAGAGACAAGTGGGAAAAATTATGGCCGTTTCAAATTAGAAACTATACACTTGGTGGTGCACCTGCTATGCCTAAAATGCCTCACACAACAGACTTAATTCATAAGTTAGGTGAAGATTATAATTTTAATACACCGGCAATGTTGCTTAATAGAACATTTTGGAAAAAAGATTGGTTTTCTTATCAAGTTATATATGGTACAACCGTTGATTTGTTTAAACAAGTATTAAAAGTTAGTGATGAAGATATAGAAGCATTTTTAAAACCATTAGCAGATTATAAACCAAAAGATTATATACTACCAAGAATACGTGTTGTTAGTGGATTTGTATCATTAGCTGATTACTTTATGAAAACTAAAGATATGTGGATACAAACAAAAGAGTTTGGTGACTGGAGAGAAAAAGATAATTTAAGAAAAATAGAAGAATTTAAAAAGTATGGCGAAGTTTCAGATGAAATACCTGAGGACTATCCTTTAGATAAAACAAAAATATTAGATACACGAAAATTAAATAATAGATGGAAAAGAGAAAAACCTTTTTTAGAAAATGAGTATGATTAATGGAGCAAGAGAAAAAATATAGAATAAAAGAGTTAACTTGGGAATATCATAAAAATGCTGAAAGACAGCAGTTTGTGAAATTACTTTTATCAGGTACTATTGATGAAAAACTATATGCAACATACTTATATAATCAATTAAAGTGTTATTCTAAATTAGAACAATATTGTTTAGAAAGTTCTTTGTTTTTAGATACTTTAAATCTACCAAGAGCTGAACATATATTTTATGATTACAGAGCGTTATGGGGAGATATAGGTAGTCCGCCAATAGAAACTGAAAGTACAAAAGCGTATGTTGAACATTTAGATACTATCAGAGGTGAAAATGAAAAACTATATGCTCACGTATATGTTAGACATTTAGGTGATTTATCAGGTGGTCAGATGATTAAAAGAAAAACTCCTGGACCTAATAGATACTATATATTTAAACACGGTGAGGCAAAAGAATATAAAAGAATTGTTAAAGAAAGAGTTGAAAGTTATTTAAATTTATATGAGGTAAACGTGTTGCCAGAAGCAATCTTTTGCTTTGAAAGTGCAACAAAACTATTTAAGGAAATGTATGATTTGGGAAAGACTAATCAAGTGGCAAAATGAGACTATTGAAGTCTTAAATAAAAATCTGGTTGAATACAAAGAACCGGGTATGGAAAGATTCAACAATGAAAAATTAGGTTGGGTCAATAGAACCTGGAATAACAGATATATTAGAAGAGCACATTTAGATGTTGTTGATGTAAGGGAATCAAAAGGACTATGGATGGCACATCTATGTCTTTTTCCTATGTTAACAAATGGTGGACCGATTTATGGTTTTGATATTATAGCAGGTGAAAAGAAAGTCACCGGTGCCTTTCACGATTTTAGTCCTCTATTACAAAAAGACCACCCATTAACAAAATGGTTTATAGAAGAAAATAAGTGGTTTAAACCGAGTAAAGAGAGAGAGTTACCAGATTGGGCGAAGGCTATCTTTTCGGGAGGTATGATAGCCGCTGGTAATGTAAGAGAAGAAGATGAATTAAATAAAATTTGCACAATGGCAGTTTCTAATTTAAATAATTATATAGATAAAATTAGAAATCACGAAGGCGAAGCAGATATAAAAGAAGTAATTAAAGCACAAAATTACTATTCTGAACATCAACAAAAGAATCCACACACGCCTAGAGTTATGCAATCTCTTGGTTTGCCTGAAGAGGATATTAAATTATTCTGTTCGGACAACCTATTTCCGTTTGTTTCAGAAAACCAACCCTACTTGTAATAACTATTATAAATATACCAGAAAAGGGTATAACAAATGGCAGAACCAGCTACAAGAGAAAATTTAAAACAATATGCTTTAAGAGCATTAGGTAAGCCTGTAATTGAGATTAACGTAGATGATGACCAACTTGAAGATAGAATTGATGAGGCAATACAATACTTTGCTCAATACCATTATGATGGTGTTAAAAGAACATATTTAAAATATCAATACACACAAGCAGATAAAGATAGAATGACAAGTGATTCAACTGAATCTGCTACAGCCGGTTCTGTAACCAATAGCTGGAAAGAGGGTCAAAATTTTCTTGCAATACCAAATTCAATTATTTCTATAATCAATATATTTCCGTTTTCAAACAAAGGTAATTTAAATTTATTTGATGTTAGATACCAATTAAGATTAAATGACTTGTACGATTTTTCTTCAACAAGTGTGATTAATTATGATGTTGTATTAAGACATTTAGACTTTTTAGACCATATTTTAGTAGGTGAAAAACCTATGAGATTTAATCAACACGAAAATAAATTATATGTTGATATGGATTGGAAAAATGATTTAGCAGTAGGTGAATATTTGGTGATTGAATGTTATAGAAGATTAGACCCAGCAACAAATACAGATGTTTTTAATGATATCTTCTTAAAGAGATACGTAACCGCTTTATTTAAAAAACAATGGGGTGCCAACTTATCAAAATTTGGTGGTGTTCAAATGATAGGTGGTGTAACCTTAAATGGCCAACAAATATTTCAAGAAGCTTGCGATAGCATAGAAAAATTAGAATTAGAAATAAGAAGTTCATATGAATTAAATCCAGCAATGTTTATAGGATAGTGTTATGGCAATCAATCACTACTTTCAAGGCGGTAAAGGTATCGGAAATACTGCCGAAAAAAGACTACACGAAGACCTAATCATTGAGGGATTAAAAATATACGGTCAAGACGTATATTACCTACCAAGAACATTAGTCAATAGAGATTTAGTTTTAGGCGAAGATACTACAAGTCGTTTTGATGACTCGTATATGATTGAAATGTATTTTGAAACTACCGAAGGCTTTGCAGGTGAACAAGAATTAATTAACAAATTTGGTTTAGAAATAAGAGAAGATACAACATTAGTTGTTTCTAAACGTAGATTTGAGGAACACGTTGCTAGTAAGGCAAATTTAATTGCAGTTGGCAGACCAAACGAAGGTGATATAATATATTTACCTTTAATGAATTCATTTTTTGAAATTACTTTTGTTGAAGACCAAGAGCCGTTCTTTCAATTAGGTAACTTACCAGTTTACAAATTGAGAGTATCAAGATTTGAATACTCTAGTGAAGAAATTAATACAGGTCAAGAAATACTTGACCAAGCTGAAGATAAGTTTTCATTAAATACTTTAAATCACAAAGTTGGTTTAGAGTCTGGTCAAGTCGCATTAACAGGTGATGGTTCAATTGAATTAGAAGATTACTTTGATTACGCTACTGGTCAAAAGGCATTATTGATGTTAGAAACTTTTGAAGGCACAGAAACAATACAACAACAATCGCCTTATGCAAGTAACCTAGATATGAATACAGCGGCTGGTTATGATACGGTCGGAACAGCAGATGACATATTAGATTTTACAGAAAGAAATCCTTTTGGTGAGGTAGATGAATAATGTTTGGTTCTCATTTTTATAACGAAGGTATTAGAAGACTAACAATTGGTTTTGGTCAATTGTTTAATAATATCATAGTACAAAATAAATCATCAACTGGTGCAGTCACCAAAAGATACAGAGTGCCTTTAGCATATGCACCTAAAGAAAAATTTTTAGTTAGATTAGATGAACAATCTAATTTAGATAATAGACAATTTGCACAAAAACTTCCTAGAATGGGTTTTGAAATGACAGGTTTGTCTTATGACCCTAGTAGGAAAATAAATAAAATGCAAAAGTTTAGACAAGTTAAGACCGGTGAAGACGGTAAAGTTTTAAACTTTAATTATACACCTGTGCCGTATAACGTAAATTATACCCTTAACATTTTCACAGCAACGGCAGAGAATGGATTAATTATTGTAGAACAAATTTTACCGTTCTTCCAACCCGATTTTACGGTGACCGTTAATATGGTTCCTGATTTAGGTATAAAAAGAGACGTACCTATTGTATTAAATGATGTTAATTATGAAGATAGTTATGATGGCACATTTACTACAAGAAGAGCAGTAATTTATACTTTAAATTTTACAGCAAAAACATATCTATTCGGACCAATGAGTAATCAGAAAGTCATTAAAGAGGTACAAGATGACCTATATACTGATACAAATACAGGCGCAGATAAAACTAGAGAGGAGAGGATTATAATTACTCCTAATCCATCAACAGCCGACGCTGATGATGATTTTGGTTTTACTACACAAATTTTAAATTTTAGTGATGGTAAGAAATATAATCCGAAGACAGATACAGATGAGTAAACTTGAAGATAATGTAAATGAAATTTTAGGTATAGAAAAGAAAAAAGAAGTTGCTATAAAAGACTTTGAACAACCAGCACCTGTGCCTAGAAAAATTGATGAAACAAAAACAGATATAGATAATGATTATTCTCATAGTAGAGATAATTATTACAATCTAATTGACAAAGGCAATGAAGCGATTGAAGGCATATTAGAAATTGCCAAAGAGGGTCAACACCCTAGAGCATATGAAGTTGCAGGTCAATTAATAGGTCAAGTTGCAACAACCGTTGACAAACTACAAGACTTACAAAAAAAATTAAAAGATTTAAAAGAAGTGCCTAATAAAACAAGTGCTAATATTAAAAATGCATTGTTTGTAGGTTCTACAGCAGAATTACAAAAGATGTTAAATAGAAAAAAAGAAGATGAAATTATTGAAGGCGAAAGCGGACAACCAAAAAAAGATAATACTGGAGATAAGTAAAATCCATTATATCAAATCTATGACACCTTTGCCAGAATTATTAAATGGTGAAGAGTTGCAAAATCCAATAGAAGTAAAAAAACATACAATATCTTTGCAACCAAGAAAAGGTGTAGGTGGTGTGCCATATGCAGAAAAACAATATTCTGTTTGGCGTGGTTCGCAGAGGGTACAAGCCGCATTAAAACTAGGTTATACACATATAGAAGGAATAATAATAAATGAATGACGCATATCTAGGTAATCCTAATTTAAAGAAAGTAAATACACCAGTTGAGTTTACTAAAGAACAGATATTAGAATTTGAAAAATGTTCTAAAGACCCTATTTACTTTATGAAAAACTATATACAAATAGTTTCTCTTGATTTAGGTTTAATACCTTTTAAGATGTATGATTTTCAAGAACATATTGTTAGAACAATACACGATAACAGATTCACCATATGTAAACTACCGAGACAATCAGGTAAATCAACAACCGTGGTTTCTTATCTTTTACATTATGCGTTATTTAATCCTAATTCTAATATCGCTATACTTGCCAATAAATCATCTACTGCTAGAGATATATTAAGTAGAGTACAATTAGCATATGAAAATTTACCGAAATGGTTACAACAAGGCGTTATAAACTGGAACAAAGGTAATATTGAATTAGAAAACAAATCAACCATAGTGGCGGCTGCAACATCTTCAAGTGCAATACGAGGTGGTTCTTATAATATTATATTTCTTGATGAGTTTGCTTTCGTGCCTGCTAATATAGCAGAAATGTTTTTTAGCTCTGTATATCCTACAATATCATCTGGTACTAAAACAAAATTAATTAT